TCCTAACAAACACCCCTCTGGTATTGAAGACTTTGGTGGTGCGCCATCCGTTACTCACGGCACTACCAATAAACCTTGGGATTACATTGAAGACGGTGCTCTTGGTAACGGCACTAAGGCCAAGGTTAAAATCTCTATCTACGGTGAGGGTTCTACCGCCTCAGTAAGGTTAGAGAAAGTGGGCATCCTCGAACACGTACCATTTGAAGAGATGGCTGCAGAGGATCGTTGGTAACACCCATGTACTCCTTTCGTTGTAACTGGCAGGGCTTCGGCCCTGTCCTTTTTCCCTGAGGTTAGATATGAAATACGCAGTAATGATTATGTTTGATACTGATGAGGATTACAACTACGTGCCTGAGTCATGGCCTTGTAATACAAACGAATCATACAAACCAAAGTTGTTTGATGATTACAAGAAAGCAGAAGAAGAACGTAGTAAGTGGAACACAGGAATCATCGTTGACTACAGTGACGATATACTTAGACCAATGACAGAGAAGGAACGTCAACGTGCAAAAGAACGACAACTTGCAAATACTGGTTGACGGTGATCCGTTTGCTTATCGTGCAGCTTTCTCATGTCAAGATGAAGAGAAAGAGGCAGCAGTAGAAAAGATTGATGAGCTACTAGAGACTGCACTAGAGGCAGTGCTGTGGGAAGTAACTGATGATAAGTATCAGATATTTCTTACAGGTAAAGGTAACTTTAGAAAGAAGATTGCTGTAACCAGAGAGTATAAAGGCAACAGGAAACAAGAAAGACCTGTACACCTTGGTGATATTAGAGAGCACCTTATCAACAACTGGAAAGCTATCGTGTCCAAGGGTGAAGAGGCTGATGACTTGATAGGCATCTGGTCAAACCCCGACACCATTGTCATATCAATAGACAAGGATATGTTACAGCTACCTTGCACACATTACAATCCACACAGACGTACTTGGCAGACAGTCGATGAGTTTGATGGACTCAAGTTCTTTTATAAACAAATACTGACAGGTGATACAGCAGATAATATACAAGGTATCTATGGCGTTGGGCCTAAGAAAGCTGACAAGATACTAGCTGACTGTAAGACAGAGCAAGACTTATATCAGGAGTGCGTCAGAGCCTATGGTGGTGATGAAGAGAGAGTTATAGAAAACGGTAAGCTTTTGTGGCTACGTAGAGAAGAAGAACAGATATGGCAACCACCAAAGTTCACAGATTCAGATCAGGACTAGAAGAGCGTAACGCTAAGTACCTTACAAAGAAACGTGTCAAGTTTGAGTACGAGACACTAAAGGTACAGTGGCGTGATATGAGAATAAGAAAGTATACCCCTGACTTCATACTACCTAACGGTATTATAGTTGAGACTAAAGGTAGGTTTACTCTTCCTGATAGGAACAAACATAAGTGGATACAAGAGCTACACCCTGATCTTGACATAAGGTTTGTCTTTAGTAATCCTTATCAGAGATTAAACAAGGGTGCAAAGAGCACTTACGCAGACTGGTGTGACTATTACGGCTTCTTATTTGCTAAAGAAATAATACCACATGACTGGGTAAAAGAGAAAAAAAAGAAAATATGCTTGAACAAGGTACTCTAACATGATACCTATATTGTCTAATACTAATGATAACATAAGATACTTTGATATTGAAGGGATGAAAAATGCAAGTTAAAGTACATCAGTATCTTGATGGTCCTATAGACCAAGGAGATAAGTGGACACTGTTGTGTATGATTGAAGAGAAGGGTTTGGTCTTTGATGAAGAACTAGAGTTCAAAGATTTTAATGCTGCTTATAATTTTATGAACAGGCTCAAGCAATCAACTACACCCATACTTCATGAAAAAGAAACCTCACTTTGGATACATTAAGGCTTGACAATGTTTGACCACGATAGTAAGATAGAAGCTCTTGTCAATAACTACGGACTACAGTTGTTGATGGAACAAAATGATTTAGATGATGAGGCAATCATACGTAAACTAGTAGACGATGGAACTATCAACATGAATGATTACTTTTATTTAGATGTAGAAATTAGAGAATGGAAGGACTTAGAAAGATGAACTACTGTGACATGAAGGGTTTGATATGGCCTGTTCTTTTTTGTATCTTTGTTATAGTCATTGTTCCAGTTTTATTAGTAGACAATGCTAAGTATTGTAAACAAAGTATAGTTCCTTGTTATCCTTGGAATGATCCAGAATGACACCAGCGCAAGAAGCAGAGATAGAGGCAAAGAAAACATTTGAACTGTTTATAATTTACTCTAAGAAAGTTACTTTAGTAGCTGTTTTCTTTTTACTGATAGTGGTTTTTAAGTGTAACAATGGCGTAGAAGAGGGTGAGTTTGCAACAGGAAGTAAGTACAACGGTGAAGTTTACTCACCTACAAACATGGGAAAAGATAAATGAATAACTATTTACCAACCGATTACCAAGCTTTCATACATACATCAAGGTATGCACGTTGGCTAGAGGGAGCACAACGAAGAGAGACTTGGGTTGAGACTGTTGACAGATACATGACCAATGTAGTACTACCTGTCATGGGTAGAGACAGCTTTGTAAATCAGATAGAAGAATCAATACTTAATCTAGAAGTTATGCCTAGCATGAGAGCTATGATGACAGCAGGTAAGGCTTTGGATAGAGACAATACATCAGGTTACAACTGTAGCTATATGCCTGTCGATGACCCTAAGTCCTTCGATGAGGCCATGTTTATACTGTTGTGTGGCACTGGCGTAGGCTTCTCAGTAGAACGTCAGTTCGTGCATCAGCTACCAGAAGTACCCAAGCTTTACGAGAGCGATACCATAGTTGTTGTCAAGGACAGTAAAGAAGGTTGGGCTAAAGCTTTCAGGCAGATACTAGCTTTGTTGTGGGCAGGAGAGATACCTAAGTGGGATGTGTCAAAGGTAAGACCTGCAGGGTCTAGACTAAAAACATTTGGTGGTAGGGCTAGTGGTCCTGCTCCTTTGGTTGACTTGTTTAACTTCTCAGTAAAAGTATTTAAAGATGCACAAGGACGTAAGCTATCATCAATAGAGTGTCATGACCTTATGTGTAAAGTTGGTGAGATTGTTGTCATGGGTGGTGTAAGAAGGTCAGCTATGATAAGTCTTTCTAACTTGTCAGATAACAGAATGAGACACGCCAAGTCAGGTGATTGGTGGACTAACAATCCTCAACGTGCTTTAGCTAACAACTCTGTAGCCTACACAGAGAAGCCTGATAGCCTGTCATTCATGCGTGAGTGGATGGCCCTAGTGGAATCAGGAAGTGGTGAGCGAGGTGTCTTTAACAGAGAAGCCAGTAGGAAACAAGCTAAGAAGTATGGAAGACGTGACCCTAACCATGAGTTTGGAACTAACCCATGCTCAGAAATAATCCTTAGACCATACCAATTCTGTAACTTGACAGAGGTTGTTGTAAGGTCTACTGATAACTTCGCTGACTTAGCACGTAAGGTAAGGATAGCCACAACCCTAGGAACTATACAATCTACCTACACTAAGTTCCCATACCTTCGTAAGATATGGAAAGACAACACAGAAGAAGAGCGTTTGTTAGGTGTATCTCTAACAGGCATAATGGACAACCCTTTATTAACGAGTAAAACTAATGGTCTATCAAAGAATCTCGAAAACCTTAGACAGGTTGCGGTTAACACAAATACTAGTCTGGCTGATACTCTTGGGATTAATCCTTCCACTGCTATTACCTGCGTCAAACCTTCAGGAACCGTCAGTCAACTTGTTGACAGTGCCTCAGGTATCCACGCAAGACATTCCAAGCACTACATCAGGACTGTGAGAGGTGACAACAAAGACCCACTGACATCCTTTATGAAGGATCAGGGCATACCTAATGAACCTTGTGTAATGAAACCTGATCAGACTACAGTGTTCAGTTTTCCTATCAAGTCACCAACCAACGCTATAGTTACTGAAGATATGTCAGCAGTAGATCAACTAGAGACATGGCTAATGTATCAAAGACATTGGTGTGAGCACAAGCCTAGTGTGACTATCAATGTCAGGAAGGATGAGTGGTTTGAGGTTGGAGCGTTTGTTTACAAACACTTCGATGAAATGTCAGGAGTGTCATTCCTTCCTTACAATGAGCACACCTATCAGCAAGCCCCTTATCAAGAAATAATGAAGAGTGAATATGCGACATTATTGTCACTTATGCCAGAAAAAATAGACTGGTCACTCTTGACAGATTACGAAAAAGAAGATAGTACTAACTCAAGTCAGACCTTTGCTTGCACTGGTGATGTCTGTGAAGTAGTAGATATAGGAGCTTAGGATGCACGAAGAGGAAGAAGAGTTTACAATAGAAGAAATGTTGGACGAGATAGAAGATATAGACCTAGACACTGTAGTAAATAAGCCACCTCACTATGGAGATGGCGAGATAGAGTGTATTGATTATATGAAGGACAACATGGACACTATGATGTTCATGGGTTATCTAGAAGGTAACTGTAAGAAGTATATGCACAGGTACAGATACAAAGGTAAACCTGTAGAAGATCTAAAGAAAGCTAAGTGGTACTTAGAAAGACTGATAAATGAGGTGGAAGGAAACTAAATGTTTAGTGCTATAATTCTAGCCTGTAATATTTCAGTCACAGATTGTAGAACCTTTGGTACACCTAGAGTTTTTGTCACAGAAAAAGAGTGTCAATTATCTTTGGCTGACGGTAGACTTCAGATTGAATCACAGGGCTGGATGATTATGGATTCTCATTGTTACCATTGGGGTCAAAAGGTATAAAAAAAGGGGGTCTACTTATGACCCCTTCTTCTTTCTCTTCTTTCCTGATGCTGTTGTGGACCAAGATACTCTCTTCGGTCCTGTTTTTTTGGCAGCTTCCCTCTTGGAGATTCTTCCTGCCACCGACTTCGGACGACAGGCTGGATACGGACGCTTGCTTCCCTTAGCCTTCTTACGTCCACAAGGTTTGCCAGTCTTAACATCAACCCAATTCTCAGCAAACCATTTA